AGAACTCTCCTAAAATCAGGAAAATGCTTGGATACCAACTCAACAAGAACTTTTTGATCGTAAGCAATTTTTTCATTATCCAGGATAGTTTGCAATCTTTTATAAAAAGAACTTGCAAGTTGTGCCTTTTCTTTACCCTTTACACTAAAATCAACAACAGCACATCGGGAATGAAGAGGTTCAATAATTTTATTTTTATAGTTACAGGTAAAGATAAATCTACAATTATTATAAAATGTTTCAATATTTGCTCTTAGCAAAAGTTGAACATCATTACCCGTATTGTCCGCCTCATCTATAATAATAACTTTATGTTTAGAATCTGCTGTTAGTGAAACTGTTGATGCAAAGTTTTTTGCCTGATTCCTTACAGTATCAAGAAAACGACCTTCATCAGAACCATTAATTACATAGTAATCTGCACCTAATTCATTGCAGAGTGCTTTTGCAATCGTAGTTTTGCCAATACCAGGAGGTCCAGCAAGAAGAAGATTTGGAATCTCGCCCTTACTGACAAAATCATTAAATGTTTTCTTTGTATCATCTGGAAGAATACAATCATCAATAGTTTGAGGTCTGTATTTTTCTACGAACAAAAATGAATTGTTATCGCCCATAATCAAAATAAAAAATTCAAAGGTAATAATAGTTTGCGAATGATTTACTCCTCATTCTCCAACTTACAGTATCTTTATGGATACCTAATATTGTAGCACATTCCTTTACCGATTCATAAATTACCCCATCAACATAACATTTTTTGCCCATAGATTTTGAAAGATTTTTTTTGTGCTCTTCGGTAAAAGGAACTCCTTTTCTTGGATGAGAATTTTTAGACCAATATTCTTTTTGGGACTTACGCATTTTATCAATAGAATCTTTTGTATGCTTCGTTCCCCACAAAGAATTTAAAGAAGGATTTAACCATTCACAGTATTGTTGTTCTACTGATTTAATGTCTTCATCTTCGTAAATCCATTTAACAACTTCAATAGTAAAATTATGATATCCATATTTTAAGAAATTGTTATACAGTTTAGGACAATCCATCTTATTAGAAGCACACATAGTTATATGTTTAGCAAATCTAAGCATATAATTTTTTTCAGTAGAACCTATGTAATTTTCTCCCGTTATTTTGTTTCTTATTTGGTAAATACAACTCATTTATTAAACCTCGTAGTATAATACTATTTAGTAAATGAGTTATCAAGAACCTCAATGTGAGACAAAAACTGTGATGGAGTATTCCACCACATCATCTGGGTGTCTTCCCAGTTATCAAAAATTACAAAATCACCATGAGCATCAACCAACTTATATCGAGGGCGAATGTATGGTTCTTTGGATGTCTCAGTAAAATACCGAGAGTCCTTCTTATCAATTAGTTTCATACCCATTCTGGTTTACGTTGGGGCATACGAAGATAGTTGTCCTTCACCCAAGGTTTGGATGCGATGTACATCTTGTATGCGTCAAAGGTGGAAATACTAGTATCAAACTTGTATTCCTCAGTCATTGCCCGTGCGAAAGGAGTTACTTCATCCAACTTACCCTTAGGGAAAAGATAGTATGCATGAGTCAATGTCCCCTCACAGGAGTGGATCTTATTATAGCGCAAACTGTACTCTTGGCACAAGTTCAATCCCCATTTGATAAGCCAATAGGCATTGTCCACCGTTTCCGCCGCCCATTTGGTACATGGGTGGTTACGGAAGGCACCCTTCTCTGTCTTGTAGGCAGTGCCGTCTTGCTTGGGAAGAACCCCATAATCATGATACCAGGGAGAAGCAATAATGCTAAGCATCTGGCAGCACTCAAGCGGCATCTTGACAATATGTTTGTCAGGAAGACAGATGGCACTTTCAGCAGGGAATGGATTTGTGACAAAGATGTTCATCAAAAGAACTGCATTAAGTAACCTACACCCCATGATAGCGTCTCTGGGGGGAAAGCGTCAACATTTTCTTTGAGAATTCTTGCAGCGGCAGTGATACGCTCAACTCCACATGCTTGGGCAGTAGCGGCAGAGACTTTCATAAACTCCTCAAAGTCTTCATCATTACCCATTTTGACACCACTCACATAAAGGTCTCGTGCTTGACGCATAAGTTCTTCAGTTTCTGGCGCAAAAGTAATAGTCTCTTCTTTGAGAGGAATTTCCATCCGTTTGATGCATCCCATAGAAAACTTCATTGCCCTTCTGGTTTCATAAACCGACAATGCATAAATTTGCTTGTCCCTGAAAGCATGTTGGATGACACCATTAGTGCATTCCATCACACGAAGAATAGCAATCTTATCTAATTCTTCTGGTGACAATTCACCGTAAACTTTTCTCCAATCAGTCATTCCAAAGGTCTCACGAATTCATTAGAAACAATATCACGAGCGTCAAGTGCCTCATACATATAAGTAGCACCAGACCTAGGGTTTGTGTGGTCTCCACAAGTAAACACATCACAGACTGCCATACCATTCTCTGGCCAAGTGTGAATACTGATATGAGACTCAGCAAGCAGAGCAACAGCAGTGACTCCTTGGGGATCAAACTTATGAGACTGAACACCAAGGAGAGTGCTCTCTGCAAGGGCAGCAGCATTCACAAGAACATTGCGAATGTGTGCCTCATCATCCAAAAGTCCAAACGGACAACCCTTAAGGGTAAAGAGAATGTGTCTCATCAACCAAAAGTGGAATCAGGTTCCAGAGCGATGTAGTAGGTAAGATTGTATTTGGTGTTAGTAAACTGAGAAAGAAGTTTGGAAGAGACAACAACATCATAGGCACCAGGAATGATCTTGATGTTTTCCACCTTGAAGTTAAAAGTGAACTCCTGATCGGTCTCACCCACAACGATGGCATACTCGTTAGAAGTATCATTCTTCTTGTCACGAACCACCAGTTTGATGACACCTGCTTCACCAACAGCAGACAGGTCAGGCAGTTGATAGACTGCTGCTGCTTTTACCAGTTTTTCCAGAGAGGTACTGTCCAGTTGGAAGCAGACATCTTCTGAGGGGAGATTGATTTCTTTCTCGGGAGGAGAAATAATAACGTTAGGATCAGCAAAGAAATACTTCACCCGACGCTTACCTTCACGGATACTTAAATAAGTATCTTCTTTAAAGTCAAGGTCAGGATCCTGGTGCAAACTCAGACCATTAAGGAACTGGTTGAGGTCATAGATAGCGAAGTCACGGGGGAACTCTTCTTTGATATCTGCTTCTGCCAAGATGTTCTTGGCAACAGAAATGGTGCGGAGTTTGGTACCTTCCTTCACAAGAATAGAGTTGTTAATACCCGCAAAGTTTTTCAGAATAGTCAGGGTATTGTCAGAGAGTTTCATAGTCTTTTCTTGGAGTTTCATTGGTTGTAGGTTTCACGGACGGCGTTCTTGTCGTTATAGTTCATCAGAAGAACTGCATAGTGCAGAATCTTCATGATATCACGACGGGCAGTACCCTTCTTATCATAACGGGAAGCATACTTGAGAATATTACTGCGACAGAATGCTTCACCATCACCACATGCTTCGATCAAATCCAGTGTTTGGATCTTTTGATCTCCAGCAGAATAGTGTTGGTTATAGGTTCCACGGATGTATTCAAGAAGTTCTTTGACGATCTCTTCTTCATTATACTTCCAAGGAGTTGCAGGGGAACTTGGAATCATATCAGTAGTCATTGTAAAAGTGTTTTCATCCATGTTTAGTTCATCATAAATGAAGGACCAAATGTTAGTCATGAGTCATTATATCAGAAAGGTGCTTCGGGTGCAACTTCTTCGGTAGGAAGTTGGAAGTCAGCATCCACTTTATCATAAAGTTCAAGGAATGCTTGCTTAGTTTCATCATCAAAACGGTTGACGCAAACTTGAATTGCTTTTGCTTTGTCACCGAAGATGCTGTAAGCACGGATAATGTGAACCAGGCGACGGGTGCTGATGATTTCCTCAATACCACCGTCATAGAAGGTCTTGCGGATGATGTCCGCCCAATCAGTCAGACGCTTGCAGAAGTCGGAATCACTAACACCCAGAGAAGCAGAGATACCTTCAAGAATCTTTTGCTCGGTCTTAGCAGTGGGATACTCCTGCTCGAAGGTTACAGGGAATCGCTCAAGGAATGCTTCATTCAGTACATTGGTACCGATGAAGCGACCGTCATCAGAACCTTTACCCTTGGTGTTAGCAGTAGCAATGACGTTGAATCCAACAGCAGGTTTAACGAACTTACCAATCTTCTTCAGGAACACACCCTTACCTTCAAGGATGGATTGGAGGCAGAGGATTTTATTGCTAGCAAGGTCAATTTCATCGAGTAGCAGGAGTGCTCCCCGCTGGAGTGCGTCCACGACAGGTCCGTTATGCCAAACAGTTGCCCCATCGACAAGACGGAAACCACCAATAAGATCGTCTTCATCAGTTTCAATAGTAATATTTACACGAATCAATTCACGCTTCAGTTGAGCACAAGCTTGCTCCACACCAAACGTTTTGCCGTTGCCAGAAAGTCCAGTGATGAAAGTAGGATAGAAAAGACGGGACTCAATAATTTTCCGAATATCACCAAAGTTACCAAACTTGACGAAGGTATCATCTTTCTCAGGAATAAGGTTTTGCTCAACAGCGGGAATAGCGGCAGGTGCTTTTACAGTCTGCTCAAGTTGCTCTCGTGCCTCTTGAATAGTCAGATTCCACTTACCACGACCAGTCTTGAACTGATCGATTTTCTTGGTAACGGTCTGGTAGTTAGAACCATTCATAGCACACCAAGCACGAACGTCGGCGGCAGTCACAGACTCTCCATACACTGCTTGAAGAGAGGTGCGGATGTAGTCAGCGGAGATGGTCATGATGTCGTTTGTGTTTTTCAACTGAAGTTATTATACAAGAAAAAAGGGGGTCGTATGACCCCCTGTGTGACAGTTCAAGAATCGGACAGGTGGTCTTTCAATTCTTCAACCAATTTAGTTCTGCTATGTCTCCTATCCAATTCAATACCATGCTTTCTACCATAAGATTCAAGTTCTTTCTTACTCATAGTGTCCAAATCAACAACTACTTCATCTTCAGTAGCTACTTCCTCAACAACAGGTTCTGGTGCTGGTGTTGGTTCGGGAGCTGGTGCAGGAGCTGGTGTTGCTTTCTTACCTCCCAGCAATTCTCCAAATCTAGACATTTTTTGATACCTATACTATAAAAATATTTATCAGGCAACAAGTCCTACAAACTCCCCAAGAATCTTTT